CTTGAGAGGGTTGGTGGGTGATGCCCCGAGAAATCGATTTTAACTATGAAAATCTCAAAAATGATAATGGCAAATGCGGCGAGGGTATGTGGACCCCAAAAATTGCTTTAAACGCAACAGAATCGACCCTAGCGCGCAATAATAGATCCTATGCCTATAAATTAATCACACGGCTTTTATCGTGGCTTTGGCCCCATAAACCTACGTTGATAAGCCTTTCAAGGTACCGAGGTCCGCCTACTTTAATGTCGGGCGCCTTAATCGCACTTACCCTCAAACGTAAAAATTAATGACCGCAACCGCAATTTTTTATTGACCGCAAAAAACTTTTCACCCAAACTGAACGGAGCAAATAAATGTCATCAGAAGATCTCGCACTGAACCTCGTGGCCCAAAGTCTCAGAAACATCAGCGAGGCGATTGAAACGATCGTGCGCACAAAACCGGGGACACAGCCCACGCAGTTTGTGCAAGCCAACGAGTCGGAGCACCTCACGACGGAAGAGGCCGCGAAATTTTTGAGATGCCAGCCCAACACGCTGGCGATTTGGCGGGTGAGGGGAACGGGTCCACGCTACGCCGGCTTTGGGTCCGGTAAACGAAAGACCATTCGCTACGCTAAGTCAGACCTTGAAGCATTTTTAAGAGATCGAACACGATAACAAAAAAGGAATCAGCACCATGTTTTCGAAGATCACACTACTGGGAAATGTCGGACGCACGCCTGAACTAAAAACATCGAAGGCGGGAAAAGACTACTGCTCATTTTCTGTGGCCGTCAATGAAGGCTACGGCGAAAAGAAAACGACGACTTGGTACAACGTCTCCGTCTTCGGCGAGGCGGCACCAACCGCCAGCAAGATTCTCGGAAAAGGCTCATCGGTTTACATCGAAGGTCGGCCGTCGTCTCGCAGCTACATGGCAAAAGATGGAACTCCCAAAGCTGAGATCTCGGTTTTGGCAGACCGCTGGTATATCACGGAGAAAAAATCTACGGCGGCAGATGGGCCGTCACTAGATCAAGATTTCCCGTTTTAAAGAAAGGGCAACCTATGAGCGCGTTCGCCGATAGCTTTGACAGAAAATCAAGCGACAACACCAAGAGGAAGAAAAAAAGCCGGTCTGGTAAAAAACTTGGCAAAGAAATCGTCGTTTGTTTGCAAAAAAATGGGTGGACTCAAAAGCAGTTTGCTGAGGCGGCCGGGGTTAAAGACCAGCTCATCTGTCTTTTGGTGAACGGCAAGCACGGTGGAGCCTTTAAAGACAAAGACACGCTTTCAAAAATAATGGAAACAATCGACGGATGCGCCGAGCCCATGCCGGCTCAATCACTGCCGATGGTCGAGGCCCGGGCTGTCACCATGTGGCAGGCTTTTTGGGCTTATATCGGGGCCTTAATTTCAAAAGCACTAGGAGGTGCTCGGTGAAAAAAACCAAGACGGTTAAAAAATCCAAGCGCGGAAAATATAAATACACGCCGGAGCAGCGGTTGAAGCTTGTTACCGGATACCGAGAATCAGGATTGCCACTTAGGGTGTATGCAAGGAAGCATAAAATACCCGCCGAGACCCTCCGTTGTTGGGTCATCGGTAAATACAAAGTATCACCGGTGGTCAAGGATGACTCCTCTAAGAAAAAGAAAAACGCCAAGAAGTGAAAAATATATGGAATGGGTGCGCTCGCAACAATCCGCGGTGTCTCAAAGCACGCAGTATGTAGTGGCCCACCATGTGAGATGTTTTGGTTGGGGCGGCGTCGGATTAAAGCCAAGTGACTTTAGAACGGTGCCGTTGACGCATGAAGAGCACATGGAGCTCCACAGCATTGGGGAGCGGGAATTTTGGGAGACCAACAATGTCGATCCAAGGACTCAAATATGTGCCCAAATGCTGATCTACCTGCGGGATGTTTTGTTTAATCCCATCACCGAGCAAGAAACCGACGAATTTACCGACATGGAGTTTGACGAAATCATCGAATTGCTTGAAGACAAGATCATTAGTCTAACGAGGTACATGTGAAAAAAATATTGATCGCTCTAATTTTCTTTGTCGGTATTGGCGTGCTGGCTTGTGATGAGTTGAAGGGTTTTTGGATATGAAAGCTATTTTGGAATTTAACTTGCCGGAGGACCGAGAAGACTATGCCCTTCATTTTAACGCAGGCGCGTTCTATTCGGCCATGTGGGACTATGCGGAATGGCTCAGGGGCATTTGCAAACACGGCAACCCAAATGATTTTAACGCCGAAGCATGCCGCGGAAAGCTTTACGATTTTTTGAACGAGAGAGATTTGAGTTTATGAGGTCTGTGAAGGCCGACACCAATGCCAAGTGGACCAGTTCTAATGGGTATCGAGCTAACTATGATTTGATTTTTAAGGACAAAGACATGCAGCGAGCAATCGATGTTTTTGAGGATAGCTTTAGAAAATTTCAGTCAGAGGTTCAAAGGAACCCCAAGTTTGCTTTTTGTAGCCACGCGGTGCTCGAGCGGTTGAGGGACGGCTTTATGGTGAAACCGAACCACGATGGGTCGGTAGACGTTTACGGAGTCAACGTGCGATCAAGGGAGGACCACAATGATAACGAATGGTTTACTTTTGGATGATTACCGGAATTCTTCTTACGATCATCGCCCTTATGGCAGTCCCTTTAACGTGTCTTCAGACCGGGGGCTACCCGATCGCCAGCCTGACGACCTATGTGTGTCTGACGCCGGATCAGCCGGCCGAGAGTTTGTCCAATACTTTTACTTCATTCCCTACGACGGCAAGGGAACACCCACCGACAAGCTGCGACGAAACTATAAAGCAATCGCTCAAAGCCGACGGTGCCCCGGATGTAATTGGTTGCCAAAGTGGAAGTCATGCTTTGGGCCATACCCTCTTTATGAGGGTGACGTCGTGTGGTGTTCAAAGAAATGCAAAGAAAGAACTTTAAAATGACCCAGGCAAAAATCATTAAGTTTCCGCAGGCCAAGGTGGGCTTGTTTCAAACGGTGGCCGAGGTCTTAATTATTCCGATTCTATTTGCATCGCTATCGACGGTGGTGATGCTGGCGGCTTTTTTATTGTGGCCGGTTTTATCGTTGTTGGCTGTGGGCCAAGTTTTAGACAGATATTTTAGGGGGAAGTCATCATGTGCGAGCTTTGTGATTCAAAAGACGTAGCAACGGAAACAGGCATTTATTGCCAAAAATGTGGTGCGGTTAAAAAGATTGGCGGGGAGTCAAGAGATGCCAGTTTACTTTGTGAAGAGTGAATCAAAAATCTACAAGGTCTCAGGTTGGCGAGACCTTGAGAAGTTGACCGGAAAGACCAGAGACCGGCTTGGACGCAACCTTGCCGCGGCGATTAGATCGACTTTTCCTCGAGCTGAATTGGCCGGCCGTTTTGGTGCCGGCGTGAGGGGGTGGGTTGACGGTCGCGAGGAACCTACCCACAGTTTTTCCGCAGGCAATCGGTGGGCTCCGCGCGTACCGGCTAGTGTTGAAATCATTAAGGATAATAAAGCAAACGGCTGTAGAAAATTAATGATGACGTGCCAACATCAAACAGGAGGAGTTCAAGTGACACTGGGAAGTTACATCAAGCAAAGGCGCCAAAGATTAAACTATACAATTCAAGACTTATCAAATCTCGTTGACTGCTCGAGGCCATACCTGAGCGACATTGAAAACGACAAACGCATCCCATCGTTGAAACTCGTTAACGAGATCGCGCATCACTTGAAGCTAGAGTCCGACCTGTTGGCCATTAAAGCCGTGAAGGTAAGAATGAAGCGTCACAAGGAGCAGGTGTCGACCATGGTTAAAACCTACAGGTCAAAGCGCAATGGTCGTGACGCGTCGACCACGGGGCAGATCAATGATCAGGGCTAACGTTGAGGAGATTATTGACTGGGTTCGTTATGCGGAAACTGATGAGGCTGTCGCTGTTTCGGCCGGTTTCATTCGTTCTCTAGCAGCCGAGTTGTTGGCGGCTAGGCGTGTGGTTGGCTATGCGGCCTTGTCAAAGCTGTATCTGTCTAAGGATGAGTATCATGACATCGTACGAGAAGTAGAGGCTTACGAAGCTTTATTTGACGAAGGATAAGAAAGGGTGTGCTGCTATGCGAAGAATTGTTTTGACTGACGACGAGCCCATCAAGTTTTTTTCTCTCCTTACGCCTGACAAGGTGGAGGCATCCTACGGAGAAATCTCGACTGGGGTTTATATCGATTCGCCTGGACAGTGTGTTGCCATGGTTGATTTTAAAGGTGGAACACCGGCCGTTTCCGTGGAGCTTTTGTGATGCCGTTTAAAGCGATTGCAACACTCGTGATGGCGATATGCTTGGCTATTATTTTTATTGCTTGGTTTTTTGGTTTTATTGTTTCTGATAACACCGAAAGCAAGGCCGCCGCGTTGATTTCTAGCATCGTTCCTGGTTTTGCTTTAGCCGTTGGCTTAGAGGCACCGTTGGTGATTGTTTTGTGGTTTGCTACGTTTTGGAGCGGTTATTGGACGGCTAAGGTTTTGAATCAGTAGCATTAGGTCCCTCTGGGGCTAAGACTACGGATTTTGATGTGCATTAATTTGCAAATCAACATTTGACTGGATGGAATTAAATAGAAGTTGAGGTGGATGAATGACGTTACCAATAGAAAGAACCTATGCGATAAGTAACGCTAGAGAATTTTTACGTTCCTTGCTTGATCCAAAACAAACACCGAGAGTGCCTAAAAAAATCCGCAGTATTGCAAGGTCTGTGCTTAAACACTATCCGTCAAACTTTGATATGGACATGATGTTTGAAGGCAAAAAGATCTTTGAACAGGTTTGTAAACGGGTCAAATGCTGACCTATTTATGTCACTTAAAAAGGTAACACATGAACGATTTAATCTTTATAGGCATAGTTGTTTTGACAGCGATGATAGTTGGAACAATGATAGTCGCATCTGACGATCATAGCAGCCAACCAAGAGGCAGAAAGCCCACAAGGAAAAAATGAACGTTAATACTTCCTTGATCGGTACCCTTGTCAGTTGGCTAGGTGGCAGGATATGGGAATCGAGGTTGATAGATGAAAATCGAAAACCTTTATAAATGCTTGCGCAGCTCGTGGTGTATCGAAAAGCACTGGGAGCCTATCATCAAGGTTTTATTGATCGCCAAGCGCGTCACCAAGAGCAAAGAATTAAAGCAGGCCATCGAAGACCTTGAAAACATCCACCACGAAATCCATCCCGGATGTCAATAAATTAGTTTAACCATCAAAACCCCAATGGCCCATGTGTCAATGCGCACGCCGGTTTTAAAGTCGTCGCATACTGACTGAAGTGGTTAAACATTTTTTTGGGGGGTGATTTATGAAGCTATCAAAGCTTGCTTTGGGCATAGCCCTGCTCGTCGCGTCTTGTGGAGATTACCGGGATGCGCTGGTCGATCGGGGTCAAACCGACAAGCACGATGAGGACTTGGAGCCTGAAGACGATGGCCAAGAGGACACATCGTGGTCGGACGTACCGGACGAGTATGACTCGGGTTACGAAGACGAGCCAGACTACGACGACAACATGGACGACAACTACGAGTGGGAGACAGCTCCAGACGACGAGCCGTTGGAGGAGATGTTTGAGGCGACGCTTAAAACGGGGGACCAGTTAGACCTGGCCCCCATGGTGGATCGGTCTATTGAACGCATGGTGGCCTTGGCCTCTTACCAGCTCAGAAAAATTGGGCACCGCGCTACGGCTAAGCTCTACAGAGACGAGTATGAATCCCGGTTTAAAAACCGCGTCACCATGATGGTGTTCTTTCGTGGTCGCCTCGGTGAGATTGGTGATTACGCGCCCATGTCGGAGTATCTCGTGCGCCTGGATCAAGAGCTCACACGGCGCCTTGGGCCTGAGATCATGGAGTTCACGCACCTGGAAGACATCAGAATCATAAACTTTACGATCCCTGTGACGTTTAATTTTGAGTCCATCCCCGATGAGGCTATTAGCCCGGCAGAATACAAAAAACATTTCGTGCCGCTCAGCGGTGTCGTGGCGTTTTGGGGCGTGTCGATCTCCTGTGACGTGGCCACTTGGGGAACTGGAATTTGGCTTGTCTGTGCGCCTGCGGGAATGTTGGCCAAGTATGCAACCATCAACTATATTGCCCCGCCTATGTCTTACCGATGGTATGAGTTTTTCTACCCGCGAGAGTTCTAAAGTCGTCCCGTCTAACCGGTCAAAAAAGAGTCAATGTTTGGCAATCTTTTATAGCTCCCTCAAACTGATTAAAACGGGGGTGCCAATGGCGAAGACACTTGACCGCTATCTGTTTATCTCGGACCTACAAATTCCCTTCGAGGCGGCAAACGCCCTCAAGTTTGTTCAAGCCGTCGCCAAAGATTTCAACATCCCAACCAACACCCAAGGCTCGATCTACAATGTCGGAGACGAAGTCGATCACTACTTCGGGGGCCAGTGGGCTAAGTCCATAGACGGCCACCATACGGCACTCTCAGAAATAGAAACCACAAAAGACCGCCTCAAAGCATGGTACCAAGCCTTCCCTTTCATGAGGCTGGCGGTGAGTAACCACGGCCTGCGCTGGGCCCGCAAAGCCTTTGAAGCGGAGATTCCGTCGCAAATGCTCATCCCATACCAGAAGATCATCAACGCTCCGAAGACGTGGGTGTGGCGGGATCGATGGGATATTTTCTGCAAACACCCCATCCAGATGATTCACGGCATGGGCTACAGCGGACAAAATGGACACCGCAACGCCGCCATCGACGCCGGGATGAACACGGTCATCGGTCACTTGCACTCGCATGCGGGGATCTCTTACATCAAAACGGGTGGTCGTCAGATTTGGGGATTTAACACTGGCTGCCTGATCGACGAGCACGCCTATGCCTTTGAATATGGAAAGCACAACCGTCAAAAACCTGTGCTCGGTGTCGGCGTCGTGGTTGATTCCGGGCTCACGCCTATCTTTATCCCTTACGAACGATTTTAAAAAACCTAGTCACGAGGTGCGGTCCATGTATCCGAAGCAGCGTGAGTATCCAAAAGAGATCGTCGTCTCTGGGACCGTCTACAAGGTGAAATTTGTGCGCAATATACCGGGCATCGAAAATAAAAACCTGGCAGGCGTGGCTTGTCCATCGACAAAGATCATCTACATCGTCTTGGGTCAAACACCGTCTGAACGGTTTTCAACGTTTTGGCACGAGGTGTTGCATGCCATCGAGTTTGAAACCGACAAAAGGATCCCTCACAAAACCATCTATGCGCTTGAAGGGGACTTGTCGTCGGTGGCCGCCCAGTTCATGCTTCTTTCACCAAAAGCCAAATGCTCTTGCGACGAGTAGCTCCAACCAGTTAGCCTAAACCGTATGCAATCCAACGAGGTTCTAGGATGGAACTTTTTTCAGAGGACGCGCGAAGCCTCCACCGCATCATCAAAATGCTTAAAGAGGCTCTCACGGCACCACATATGACCGGGGTCACACGTCAACGCGAAGACAAGCGTCGTCAAGCTGCGGCGCGTCATTTAGCCGAAGTCAGAGCCATCCTAGTCGATGCCATTGCCTCGATGGAAAACGAGGAGATCGACGAGCTAAGTGTCGTCTATCAAACGCCGAGAATTCCCAACATCAGGCCACGCATTCGGCGTCGTGGAAAGCAGTCGCGGATGGAACAGTTTGCGGATGAATGACAACGAAAAAAAAGACAAGAAAAAGCCAAAAGACGAGCAATTTGACGAGTATAAGCTAGACAACGTCGACAAGATGATGCTCAACATCCTGCTCGAGTTTCCGGCAATCACCAATGAGGAACTTGGCAAACAAGTGGGTCTTCTCGGTCACGCCGCGCGGAGGCGCCGACTTCGACCTGCTTTCAATAAAGCCTTAGACCGCGCACTAGAGCCGGTAGACGACATTTTAAAACGGGCCCTGCCCATTGCTGCACGCAGGCTTTTGGACCTCACAAAAAGCGACGACAAAAAAATTGCTTTGGAAGCTGCCAAGACGTTGCTCGGTCCAATCCTCAACCGCGTCACCGTCGACCACAACGTTCCCAAGATGAAAGTCTATAAGACCGAGGTGCGGTCTGACGGCACCCTCGTGCGGCAATTGATCGAAGAGATCATCGACAGTGAGGATCAAAAAAACCAAGCCGCCATCGACGTGGAGCCCTCCGCGTGATGTCGCCGTTTGACATCGTCAAGATCATCCCACCGTCGCCGCACTCGAAAGAGCAAGCGATCATCATGGACGCTTTTAAAACCGATGGTTTAACCAATGTCTTTGTTGCCATGGGTACGAAGTTTGGCAAGACCGTGGCCTCGTCGGTTGGCATCAGTAGCCAGTGTCTTGAGCGCCCGGGGACCGTGTGGCGATGGGTGGCTCCCATCTATCAACAGGCCAAGATCGGCCTTGAGTATTGCCAGAAAATCATGCCGCCGGAACCAGACGTGAAGGCCAACATGTCACTCATGCACCTGTATGCCCCGCACGTTGATTCAAGAATAGAGTTCTGGCACGGGCAACACCCGATGAGCCTTGAAGGTGCGGGGGTCCACGGCTACATCATCGACGAGGCGGCAAAGTGCCAAGAGCAGGTTTACATTTCGGCTCGTACGACGACGACCGTCACCAAGGGGCCCATCATGTGTATCTCGACACCGCTGGGGAAAAACTGGTTTTACCAGCGCGCCATGGAGGCCAGGGATCACATGTATTGGTCCATTAAAAACGGACGCCCGCTCGAGCAGATTTACCTCGCAGCACCGACGGCTGCCAATCCTTACATCGCTAAAGAGGTGATTGATCGTGCCCGCAAGGAGCTGCCGGACCGTTTGTTTAGGCAATACTATTTGGCCGAGTTTTTGGATGAGGGCACCGTGTTTGTCGGCATTCGCGAGGCCACGTTTGGTCCACTTCTGGAGTTTACAGGGGATGCGGCTAAGTGGACGATAGACGATGCAAAAAAAAGAACCGTCGTCATCGGTGCTGACTGGGCCAAGTCGGAAGATTATACGGTCTTCACTGCAATTGATCTTGCATCGGGCGAGGTCGTGGGGTTTTATAGATTTAACAAGGTTCCCTATACCGAAGCGGTGCGGCGTCTTTTGTGGTTTGCCACACGATTTGAAACGGTGGTCACCATACGCCACGACAAGACGGGTGTCGGGTCGGCCATCGATGATCTGATGGCCCACACGGATCTACCGCACGAGGGCGTGACGTGGACCAACGCCACCAAAAATGAAATGGTGGCTCGTCTCATGACGGCGTTTGAGCAAGGTCAAATTAAGATCCCACAATGGGGTCATTTGTTGACGGAACTCGAGCAGTATGAGATCGCGGTGACCCCTTCGGGTGCCATGAGTTACGGGGCACCGGCCGGAAAGCACGACGACTGCGTGTCATCTCTTATGATGGCGAACGCTGCGTGTGTAGAATACGGTGACAGAGAACTAGAGGTGCGGTTCGTTAACGAGATTGGTGAGGCCGTAGCTCCCAAGGATGGGATCGAAGCTTACTATCAAAGCCTAGTCGAGGATGACGAGGCTTAACAAAACGCTAGGATGGCGGCTGTAGTATGGATGACACGAAGGCTAAAGAAGCCCGCGTTGCTGCACGCATGAAGAGAGACCGTGAAATAGCGCGCGAGTTTGACGCCTATTATCAGTCTCCTGATATTTCTAAAAAAGAATTTAACTTAGTCCGCGACGGATTTGGTCACGACGATGTCGGATCAGGGTCCATGTTTTCTCAGGAGACGAAAGCCTACCTTGAAAGCATCACGCTCAAGGGCCTCATGTTTTCTGAAGACTGGGTCTTTATTACGGTCGACCGCATTGCTTCTAAAATTGCCGGTGTGCCGCTTGTCGTCTGGAAAAAAGTCACAACCCCCGACGGCAAGACGAAGTGCATCAAGGCCGACCAGCATCCCGTTAATGGTTTGATTGAAAACCCCAACGATCAACAGTCGGGCAGTGAGTTTATTTATAACGTCGTGACCGATTTATCGCTGGGCGGAAATAGTCTCATCTACGACGTCAACAGCAAGCTCGTTCAGATTCCGTTTGAACGCGTGCGCATGAACTTCGGCGCCACGGATGGCCCCACGGTTTTAGACAGCTACCAGATCACAACCATGTTCAACGACGACGGAATGCCGTTGTTTGATAAATCAAGTCTCTTTATCGACCCCAAAGACGTCTGCCACGTTCGGCGCCCAAACCCATCGAGCATGTGGTGGGGGCTCAGTCCTTTTGTGCCGGGTCGACGTTCGGTGCTCTTTAACCGTTACTCGACCGAATATCTTTTGAACTACTACATCAAGGGCGCGCACCCCGGCATGGCTTTGGAACTGTCGGGTGAAGCCAACGAAAAAAATGCGTTGAGACTTCTTCGCTCCTTTGAGCAAGCCTACACGGGCCGCCGCAATCAACGCCGACCCATGGTTTTACCGAAGGGTGTGAACGTTAAAGCGGTGGGTGACTCGCTTGGTGATCAAAACCTAAAAGACTACATCATGTCCAATCGTGAGGTAATCTTGGCTCTCTTGGACATCCCGAAGCAGGTGGTGTCTCTGCAAGAGGCCGGTGGTCTCGGATCAAAAGAATTCGACGCGGCCGTGCGCCAGTTTTGGCAGGGGACGCTCAAGACCACCATGCGGCTTGTGGCCATGGGGTTAACGAAAAAACTTAAAGATCGCCTCGGTGATGGTTACTACCTGGACTTTGATTTGTCTGAGGTGGAAGCACTAAGGCCGGACGAAGTCGCCTTGGCCGACCTTGTCACAAAAAAAATGTCTTACATGACCTTGAACGAGGTGCGGTCTGAACTCGAACTGCCGGCCCTAGACGGCGGTGACCGCACGCCGGGGTCAACACCGTGGGATGGCTTTGTGCCACCCGGTGGCGTCTATGATCCTTCGAATGACGAAACTTCAGAGCCGGACTCTGAAACGCCGACGGAAGATCCCACGCCTGACGCCGCGCCTGAGGAGCAAGGTACTGACGCTAAGACCATGGCCTTGACGGCTGAGAAGGCAAAAAATCGCACCATGCTCGGCGCCATCTTTAAAGCAGGCTCGGCAAACGGTTGGCCCAAACGCCGCGAGGATTTATTGCATCAAGCCTCGACCGTCGGTGAACGAGGTATGCTGACGGTCATCGCTGATCTGTTTGAGGGTCAAGCCAAAGCCATCGCCAAAGTCGTGCGGTCCAACGTGAAGGCCGTGGGTCTACTTAAAACCAAGGCTGACGACGCAGAAAAAAGGCGCATTAAAAAAGCCATCAAAGAGGCCCTTGAGTCCATGCGCGAAGACTACATGAACGGCTATGTGGACGCCCTCAAAGCCTCCGTCGAATTGGGTTACGATGCCGAGTGGGAGCTCCGGTTTGCCTTTGATTACCCTAACGAGCAAGGTATCGAGGCCCTCAGGGACCGCAACGAAAACAAACGCCAGTCGTCCCTTGAAGCACGGGGACTTTCGACCTTTAAAAATCTTAATCGCACCACGACCGACCGTGTCATGTCGGCCATCGACGAGGGTCTGGCCAACGGGGATTCGGCGACGGCCATTGCCTCCAACATCATGGACTCTGTCTTAGACGGAGACAACCTGGAGGGGCGCATCAATACGATCGTTCGGACCGAATCGTTGACGGCAGCAAGCCTCGGACAAGCCGCCTGCACACAGGACGTGGCGCGCTACGTTCCCAATCTCAAGAAAGTTTGGATTACGGCCAACGATGACCGCGTGCGCGACAGCCATGTCGAAGTCGAGGGCGAGATGGTGGACTGGGACAACACGTTCACCAATGGTTTGCAGTTTCCAAGAGACCCGGCCGGAGAGCCATCGGAGACGATCAACTGTCGCTGCGACGTCGTCAATGTTCCGGCCGATCAAGTTGACGACATAGATTGGGGTGACATCACTCCGCAAGACCCAGAGGGAGGACAAGGATGAAAAAATTTACGCCGTTCACAATTAAAGCCGCATCGGACGGCTACACCTACATCGAGGGTGTCGCCAACAAGGCCATCGTCGATCGTGGCAATGACCTCATCGACCCAAAGGCTTGGGATTTGAAAAACTATCAAAAAAACCCGGTGATACTCTACAACCATGACCGTGACAAAATCATCGGCCGTGCGGTGGAGTGCAAGCCACAAGAAGACGGTCTTTACATCAGGTGCCGGATCTCTAAGTCTCGCGACGCCATGGTCTCCTATGTGCGCGACATGATCGAAGAGGGGATGATCAACGCCTTTTCCGTGGGCTTTTCATCCAAAGACGCAGAGACCACAAAAGACGGCGTCAACACCATCAAATCAGCCGAGCTTTATGAGGTGTCGGTGGTGTCCATCCCAATGAACCAAGACAGCCTGTTTGAAGTGTCGATGAAAGACCTTGTGTCGGCTGGCAATCTAAAAAATGTCAGACGAAAGTTCCTTGAAAGCAAGGCGGCCAGCGAAAGCGTGCTCCAGCTTCAAGACATGCTTGATGCCATGGAGGCCCTCGGTTCCGACCGCGAGACGTGCATCCTAGCCCTGTGTGACGCCAGCGGTCTGACGCGCGACGAGATGCGCGATCTTTTGGCCGGTGACAACGGCGACATTAAGCCAGAGCTTTTGGAAGAGGCTAGCCGCATGCTTGATGGTTTGAGAGAAAACGACGGCAACGACGAGGCACCGGAAGCCAAAGGTAAACCAGGCCAATACGATGAAGACGAGGCCGAAGCAGATCCCGAGGCTGAAGATGGCGACAAAAAGCCGTCCACCAAAAAACCAAAAAAGTCAAAAAAACCGCCCATGGAAGAACCCGAAGACGGCGAGAAGTCGGTCGCAGTTCCAGGCAACGGCTCGGACATGAGCGTACAAACCGACGTCCAAGCCATCCTCACACAAAACAACGTCCTGATCGCCAACCTGATTGGTGAAGTTCAAAAGCTCAACGCTCTCATGACCCAGTACCTCGCGGCTGAAGAGGTGGAAGATCAACGAGATGAAGATGAATCAGGTGCGCCTGAAGACGGTGGTGACGGTGAATCCGCGGAAGCCCCAGAAGAGGCGCCTGCAACTGGTGGCAAAATTTCGGATGCGGACGAAGCCGCGTCTAAACTTGTGGAGATGAAACTCGCCGAGATTAAGGCGGTTTTGGAACGTGTAAAAAAAACAGGTCCTAAGTAATTAGGGCCTGTGGAACATCTTGGAGCATGACGCTCTAGGTTTTTATTAACGACTTCACTTTATCCAGGAGGAAACATGGAAGTCACTAAGCAAGTAGATGAGTTGCTCCAAGAGACTAAAGCTCTTGCTGAGCGCGTGAGCACAGCGGAAGCTCGCGTCAAGGAACTAGAGGCAGAAAAAGCTAAGGCTTTCTCAGCCCCCATCGTCGGCGGTCGCAGCGACAGCACAGAAAGCCGCGCCATGGCAGCCTTCGGTTGCAGCTCCGCAAAAGACCTGTTGAAAGTAAACACGGCAGACGATCGCTATACGGCAGTTCCAGAAGAACTGAAGTGTGCGGTTCGTAACCTTAAAGAAGCGGTCGACATTGCTCGCTTCACTGCACAGATCATGTCCGGCAACGTTGACGGCCGCAGCCGCGGTGGCGACGAAGGCGAGTCTTTCGTAGCAGTAAAAAACATCTTTGACACGAACTACGGCAAAGAAGTTTTGATCCCGATGACCAAAAGCTTCGGCTCCGCAGCTGGCACTGGTCTTGAATGGATCCCGACAGCGATCAGCCAAAACTACATCGCCGAGTATGAGCTGCAAAGATTGGTGGAAGGAAACTTTAAAACCGTCTCCATGCCGTCCAACCCTTACGTCTTGCCAGTTCAAAAGAACGTGACCAAGGCGCGCATCGTCTCTGAAGGCGCTGCGGCATCGGACAAAAACTTCACGACCGCACAACTCAGCATGTCGGCCAAAAAGTTTTCCGAATACTTCATCTTGCCAGAAGAATTGACAGAAGACTCCGTCGTTGACCTCTTGGGCCTTGCCCGTCAAGAAGTCATCACGGCTCAAGCTCGTGCCATCGAAGCGGCCATCGTCAACGGTGCAACCGGCACACACATCGACAGCGACACGGCTGCCCTCGGTGCTGACGTTGCTGAAAAAGCATGGGACGGCCTTCGTAAGCTGGCCATCGCAAACTCGGCGGCAGGCGGAACCTTCGACTGCTCAACCATCAACGGTGGTGTTTTGTCGGTGGCTCACCTGAGAAAACTACGCGCTCAGATGGGACGCTTTGGCGTTAACCCAAGCGAGCTAGTGCTGATGGTGTCCCCAGTCGGATACAGCCAGCTTCTAGCAACAGGCGAAGTTTTGACCATGGAAAAATATGGCCCAATGGCGACCATCAACACAGGCGTCTTGGGAACCATCCTAGGCATGAAGATCGTCGTTAGCCAGTTCATGCGCGATGACCTTAACGCGTCGGGCGTCCATGACGGCGTCACAGCAACCTTCACGGGTCTTCTGTGCGTCAACAAGGCTCGCTTCTATGTCGGTCAGCGTCGTCCGATCGTCGTGAAGGCACAGGCCGACCTTCCTATGCAAGACCGCTTCTTGCTTGCCAGCTATCAGCGTAAGACCTTCGTTGGTCTTCCACAGTCGGCTGCCGAGAAGTCTGTCGTGTACGGAATCAAGGCGTCTCTCTAATTAGTGTCCAATAGTTTGACGAGAGGGGCGGGGTTCAAATGCCCCGCCTCTTTTAACGTGGAGTTGTTTGGTGGCAACAAAGATTAGTCTCTATCAAACTCAAACCATCATGCCATTGGCGACGAGAGACTCCGGTGTTCACGTTGAAAACGTCTACGCCGAGTGCGACACCATCGTCATGACGGTGTTTGTTGCGTCCAAAGATCCAGGGGCGTCGCTGAGGATCGACATCACGGAATCAATTGTTGGTGCAGAAGAGGGCGAAGCGTATAGCCTAGGCGGTACGGGGGACATCACCGAGGCTGGAGCCAAACGTTATTCTGTTCGAGGTTTCTTGTGCCAGCCACAGTTCAAGGTCACCGTCACTGGTGGAACCGTGCGCTATGGGATCGTCATTTCAGGTAAGCAAAACATTCCGTCGACGCCAAACAACACGGTGGATTTCTCGAAGATATTTACCGACGTGGAAGGGCTCACGGTATTGGTTGACGACAATGGAAACGTCATCTCGAGCTAAGGAAGGATCATGGCTAAGCACATATATAGGGGCGCAGGTGCCCCGGACTTTATCCCCGAAGATGTCGGCCATCACTATGTCGACACGCTGACGAAGGACGCCTATCTTTCGGTGGGCAACCAAACGGTCAACGACTGGGTGATTGCCGCAGGTCAGTCGGCGTCAACTGGTATCATCATCAACAACATGGACGGCACCGAGACGGAGTTAGCTCCCAGTGTCGCCGCCATTAAAGCTTATATTGCCTCACAAATCCAAAACATCACGGCCAGTCAGTTTGTCGTCGAGTATTTGACGCTCGACGCGGATCAAATCACAAATGCTTCCGTCAACTTATCCAACACGCCATCCAGTGAGAACGATGTAACCCTTGACCTGATTGGTGCCGGAGCTCAGGTGCTCGGCGAAGATTACGTTGTTTCAAGTGGTGTCATTTCTTGGGTCGGCCTTTCTCTCCAAGATAACTTAGCTGTGGGTGACAAAATCAGAGTCACCTATTCACGCAACAGTTAAGTCTAAGGAGAGGGTCACATGGCATTACTAAAAGGTCGGTTTATACGCCTTGAAAACCAACGGTTTTTAAAAGGCAAGAAAGTCGATGGATCCGACAAGGACATCCTGAAAGTCAACGCGGAAGATAAGATCGAGTTTTCAGAATCCCCCGTTTTACCTACGGACCCAACGGCTGCCGATCAGGCCGCGCGCAAAGGTTATGTCGACGCCGTCGGAGCGGCTGCCCAGGCTCACGCCGACGAGCAAGTGTCTCAAGAGGCTTCAAACCGTCAAGCAGCCGACTCGGCGTTAGACGCTCGTGTTGCAACCCTCGAATCAAGCACCTCTGACCGAGACTACGTCGACCAAAAAGTTTTTGCTGAAAAAGAACTACGCGAAGCAGGCGACTCTGCTATTGATGCAAGGCTTGATGTTCTTGAATCAGACCCAGTCACTAAAACATATGTAGATGCAGGCGATCAAGCTGCAAGGGCCTACACAGATCAAAAGGTTGCTGACCTTGTTAATTCTGCACCCGCTGCGCTGGATACGCTAAAAGAACTTGCCGATGCAATTGCTTCTGGTGAGACTGTCAGCCAAGGTCTTTTGACTCTTATCGGTCAGACAGATGACAAAGTCGACGCTGAAGTTGTTGCAAGACAAGCAGCTGATCAAGTGCTTGATGATAAGGTTGATCAAGAGATTGCTGACCGTCAGGCTGCTGACGCTGCGCTTCAGACTGCGGTGAATGGAAAGGCTCCGTCTGTCCATAATCATACAGCCGCAAGCATTACAGATTTTTCATCAGCTGCTAAATCTGCTGCTGTTGTAAATTCGACCGCTGGGTCTCAAACAGACCAAGCTCCATCAGTAAGTTCTATGAAGTCTTTTGTTTCGACTCAAGCTTCAAGTAAGGTTAATAAGTCTGGCGATACGATGACTGGTGCTTTGGTCATCAGCAACAATAGCACCGTTAATCCAGCTCTTGATGTGACGGGTGTTGTTTCTATCAAAGACATCCAAGATGGTGAAGTTTTTAAATTCGATCCTGGTTTAGCGTCGCTTACATCAGCTTATGCTTCTGATCCTCATGTCGCTGCTATGATGCAGCCAGGGTTTATTTCTACTTTTGAAATGACGCCCGACATGTCCGAGTTGGTCGGAAATACTGCAATCTCACCAGGTGCGATTGAATTGCTTGGTCCAGCGGGAGTTCCTGCGGTAGCAACGCTAGATCAACACGCCGTCACTAAAAAATACGTTGACGACCAAGTTAGTTCTGAACAGTCTGCTCGTGAAGCTGCCGATGCCGGTTTACAGTCTCAAATTGATGCTTTAGATAGTGCCAGTGCTGAGGGACTTGCAGCAGAAATTGCGGCTCGTCAAGCTGGTGATGCAGCATTAGGCGCAAGGCTTCAACCTCTTGAATCAGACCCGGTCACTAAAACCTATGTCGACGGAAAAATGGCAGATGAAGTGTCTGCTCGTCAATCGGCTGATGGGGCCTTGTCTGGTCGCTTGAGCGTTTTAGAAGCTGACCCGACAACGAAGTCTTATGTCGATTCTGAAGTTGCCGGTGCAAAAACTTACACCGATGGAAAAATTGGTGACCTGATCAACGGCGCTCCAGCGATGCTCGACACTCTTAAAGAGATTGCCGACGCCATCGGTGCTGGCTCTGATGTTGCGACAGGACTCGCTAACAGCATCTCGCAAGAAGTATCGGATCGTCAGGCGGCAGACCTTGTGCTTGATGGGAAGATTTCTAGCGAAAGATCTCGCGCATTGGTTGAAGAGGCTCGCATTGAAGGCAAAGTTGATGCTGAAACATCCGCTCGTGAACAAGCTATAATTGCTGAAGCAACGGCGCGTGATGCTGCTATTTCAGTCGCTGTAATGGCTGAACAGCAAGCAAGAGAGCTTTTTGATGCATCGTTTGATCAAAGACTAAATCAGGAAGTTTCTGATAGACAATCTGCGGTTGATTCATTAGCGGTTACAATCGGCCAAGAAATCACCACGACCGCTACATCTTTAATGGGCACGATTGGTGCAGTTAATGAAAGCCTTTTACAAGAAGTCGCTGATCGTCAAGCCGGTGATTCTGCTTTGCAAAGCGAAGTAGATGCCCTTGAAACTGCACTTGCACAAGAGACATCGGCAAGGGAAGCAGCGGACGTAGCCCTCGACGCTCGACTCGACTTGATCGAATCGGCACCGCAGATCGAAGGACGAAAAGAGGTTAAAACCCTCGGCGCTGGCGATCTTGCATACGTCGACATGGCTGCTCTAGCACTAGACAATACGATGATGCTGATCACCGGCGGCATCGTACACCATGAGGGTGAGTCTTACACGCTGAGCACGCAAGGTGGCGTCACACGCGTTACTTTTGCTGGTGACCTAGCATCCGGCGGTCTCAACCCATTGTCTGCTGGTGATAAAGTCTACTGCCAATACTTAATTAACGCCGTTGCTGGCGGTGGAGATGGCGGTGGAGATGGCGGTGGAGGCGGTGGTGGTGAAGTTAGGACAGCTGCTATTAATCAGCCAGTTCTTTCAAGCTCAACAAGCCTTAGCTACACGCTAACAGGTCCAGCAATTCCAGATGGTGCTGTGGTTTATTTGATGGATCAAAACGGTCAGAATTTAAAAGTACAACCATATACATCGGCCAACCTTATTGAGTTGGATCCAGGTCAGTTGGTGTCTGTAAGCGGTCTTAGTGTAATGATTACAGATGCTATTGGATTTAATGTGTTTGTCTTATCACCCACTGTTTCGGTTGAACAGGAAATTATTGTTAGTGGACCACCTCAAATTGATACCAGTGATATGAGCGATCCACAAATTGCCAGCGGAAAAGCAAAAGTAACTTGGACGTTTAGTGGATTGGTTGTTGCCATTGAGGGACGTGCTTGGGATGAAGCTTCTGGTCAATATTCTGAAGCAATCTCGGTCACAAATTTACCATCTCCAGCAGCAGGCACTTTGGTTCGCTATGCAAGCCGAACGGTATTACCTCAAAAGCTTCTGCGACGACTGGTTGGTACAAATGGCGGTAGGAGTGAGTGGTTTGAGCTGATAATTGAAGGAATGGGCGGCTCTGTTGAATAGTTTATAGGTAACAACAGGCGTGGGGTGTAAAAGCCCCACGTTTTTTCATTTCTGGTGCGGTGGCGCTTCAATTTATTGACCTTTAAAGTCAAATTGATCTTGAATTGTTAGGCGAGCTGCCTAAAAATCATGGACATGGTTAACCAGATTTCATTGGTAGCTCAAGGATTGAGCGCCTAGTTTCAGGGAGGAAACGCCACATGAAAGTTAAATTTGCTAAGCCGACATTTCCAGGCCAAGACCACGTTGTTGTCATGGTGGAGCACGGCGCAGACAACGATCAGCTTTACACCAAGCACGCAGCAATCGGCGAGGTTTTGACGGTTCCCGATGACTTGGGCTACCGCATCTTGAGCCAATACCGCGGCGTTTTTGAACTCGTCTCTGAAGACAAAGTCGTAAAAGACGTCTTAAAAAAATAAGGGGACACACCCGTGGCGCTTAATGCAAACGCCCTCACAACGGTGGCGGTCGCCAAAGAGCACTTAGGTATTCAAGCCTCCGATGCGAGCCAAGACGGTCGCCTCGAGTTGTTTATCAACGTGTCCAGCGACCGCATTGCCAACTACTGCAATCGTCAGCTTGTCGCCACCGACCTAGTCGACTTCGTTCACGGCGGCATGTCGAACATGCTGATGCTGAGCCAATGGCCCATCAACTCGGTGGCTCAAGTGGCCATCGATAGCAACGGACATTTCGCGTCCGACACGGTGATCCAGCCAACCGACTACCGCGTCATCAACGAAGGGACACTGCTATATAAATCAATATTTCCATATGGTTACGGGAACGTCAAGGTGGCCTACAATGCCGGCTATGTACAGATCCCAGCCGACCTTCAGATGGCCTGTCTTCTTTTTGTTGAGTGGCTCTACCGTTTTAGAAATACCGGCAGCATCGGCCGCTCGTCGATCTCCAAAGGAGATGAATCGACGACCATCTTGCAAGACATTCCGCCCATTATTAAATCCTTGGTGGATCCATTTAGACGCACCGAGTTCACCGTCCCCGATCGCCCGGCAAGGAACGTCTAATGGCAACGAGGCCCATCACAGCCGACGTGCAACGCATCCTAGACCGTCTTCAGGGGATGTGGAAGGCGTGGAAGCCTGAGAGCCCAGAGTTCAAACGGGCCTTTTATTTGATCGGTGAGCGTCTTAAAACGCAGGCTAAGCTGACGGCCAGAAGCCTACGGATTGTCAACACCAGTCGCCTGACCAATAGCATCTCTTACATGCCGGCCGAGCAAGGAATTCTTTTCGGTGTGTTCGGCGTGGGCTATGCCAAGTGGCACGAGTACGGGTCTGAGTGGACCGACAAAAACAGGCGTGCCATGTTTTACTACATTAGAAAAACCGGACAAAAGCCGCAACCTTCGAAGGGCGTCGTGCGCGGTGGTCGTTTGATGCCAAGGCCGTTTATAAACCCAGCGGTAAAAAATAACCGTGAATTTATTATCGACCAGATCCGTTTGCTGGGGACTAAAAAACCATGATCAGTAAAAAACGAGCCATCTGTGAAGCCATCCTCGAAAAGCTCGACGGCGTCGTGGCCATCAAAACGAAGTCGTTTGACCGCGTGCGGTTATACTCTTCTGATTTTCAAGATCACGAGCTGCCGGCCATCCAGATCATCGACATCGACGAGACCATCCAGCACGAAATGTCTCGGGCTAAAAAGGCTTGGCGACTGGGACTTGAAATCATCATGAAGCCTAACGAGTTTGGCGATGTCTCCCAGAAAGATCTCTGGGACATGCAGTACACGGTGGAGAGGACTCTATTTGCTGACCCGAACCTATCCATCCCGGGCGTCATCCACCTGCAATATCTCTCGGCCACGACGGACCTGCACCTGCTTGAGCCCTACTACTATTGCCGGCTAGAGCTTTTGTGCCAATACTATGAGCCGTTGGTCCGGGATATCTAAAACGTGCGGTGTCAAAGTTCGCGGTTTTGCGGACTGGTTCGATAAACTAGCGGGTGTCAGGACGACGACCCCATCAAACGCCAGGAGGCCCTAGAATGTCAAAGAATTACGCGGCGCTGTATGCGTCCTCAAATGATTCCTATGCCATCGAGCAAGCGGTTTATGTCAAACAAGAAGCCGAACGCGGAAAACTAATTGCACCGCAACCAACGGACTTTCTCTATACGCTGTCAGGCGGTGGTTTGTCCCACAGCCAACCGTTTGATCTTTCCCCGCACAGATCCGGACGTCACGCCAATAACGTGATCATTAAGAAAAAAGAATGCTCGTGGTCTTTGTCCACATACTTCAACATCGACGAGGCTCTACCAAGCCCCGCCGCCGCAGAAATCGACCAACCGGTTCGACTTCTCTACAAATCCCTTCTCGGTAAAGAGGACGCTGCCACGGGTCTCGTCTACGACTCAAGCCTCGCCCCAGACGTTACGTTTTCCATGTTTGAAGTCGGCGACAAGTGGGCCAAACAAGGTCGCGGCTGCTTTGTCGAATCCAACGCCATGAGCTTCCCGGGTGACGGCGAGGCTAAGTGCGAGTGGGCTGGCAACGCCGCAGAGGCCATCTTGGTGGGTCTAGGCAAATCAACCGCCGACGCAGTCGGTAAATCAATCACGCTACAAACCGGCGAAGGAAAAAACTTCCCCGTGGGCGCACTCGTCATGATCGTTAAAGACGACGGCGTGACCAGATCCAGTGACACTCCGGCTGGATCTGCTAGGGTTGTGACCGCCGTTGCCGGGGACGTGGTGACATTGTCAGGAGCTGACTTAGCCGACGCCGATGGTGCCAGTGACCCTATTTATCTGTGCTACTACGAGCCAGCCACCAAGGCCGGAATCTATAACCCCGTAACCGGTCTTAAAGGGTCTATTTCGATCCCAAGCCTCGGCGGTTCCCAGGCGTTTCGTATGGCTAAGATCGACGTCAAAAACAGTCACGAGCTTTATAACTACGGCTTTGGGACCGACTCTTTGTCTGGTCCTTTGTTTACACCGGGCTCTCGCGTCACGGTTGACGTGTCGGTTGAAATGAACCTCAGCGGCAACACGCTAAAGTTCCTCAACGCCGTTCAGCAATTTGAAGCGCAAGCCTGTACGATCGTTTTAGGCGACGCAGCAAAACGTCACCTCGAGGTGGTTGTTCCGAAAATCTTGTTCAAAGTCCCGGCCGTGTCGGTTCCTGATACGGGATCAATTCCTGTGACGTTTGAAGGCATGGCCCTACAAACTGCTCTTGACGCTGCGGATGAGCTGCAAGTAAAGTTTATCTAAGACAAGGACCCCCCAAGTCTTAACCACTAAGCCCTGGCCCTTGCTGGGGCTTACTGTTTTCTAGGAAGGAAATCAGCTATGGCATTACAACTACCATCCCTCAGTGAAACCATTGACGTGATCGCCAAGATCGACTCGGCGATTGCAACGACACCGGACGATCTTTACGAACAGTATTTGGCGACGGGCGATGAAACCTTGTTGACCCTGACGCAAGGAGAAGAGCCGACACGGTTTGTCATGCGCAAAGTGTTGCCCTATAACCTGTCACAAAAGGTTCAATCCGAGATGGTGAAGATGTCAGGCGGCGGCGAAGTAAACGTCTCTTTGACTTTCATGGCGGAAGAGGTTCGCTGCTCCTTGATTGACATTAAAAACCCGGCAACATTGTCACAGGAAAAGCACATCCGGTTTACCAAAGACGGTGACGGCGGGGCCAGCAAAGAGCTCATGGCTCAGCTTGTAGGCTGCGGCGTAGCGATGAACCTTTTTTCGGCTAGAAAAGCTCGGGAATCTGCAAAAAAAAATCCTTAACGGAAAAAATACTGGCGCTCCTTGAGCTGTCGACGGCTGATCACGGCAAGCTAAAGCGCGATGGACGGTCCTTTAACTGCGCCACATGCCCTGAGAAGATCCAAAAGCTGAGGCGGTGCGGTGAGGAACGCGAGGATTTTACGGAGGCCGACGGGTCCATTTGGCCCATGGTCGTCGAACCGGGTGGAACGACGTTTGGTTTTTGCCCGGCTAAAGCGTCATGGGACCCGGAAGCTATGGGTTTGTTCCGTATTTTGGTGCTTTCTTCTGAAACCGGTACCATGTACGAGACGGGAGGACTGGCGAGTCAACCGGAATGGTTTATAGACATAGCTTCGTGGTTTATTCCGCTTTATAAGCAGCGCAAGCTGGCCACCATAGCTCGAGCGTTCCTTGGAGACGCAACAAAAACCGGAGGCCGTTGATGGCAGTATCAAAAGATGACCTCTTAATAAAGATCGACGCCAACACGGCCGAAGCCGTTAAATCAATAAAAACATTGGAAGACGTTTTTGGTGGTCTTGGCTTGCAGATCATCAAAGCCAATTCGGCCGTACAGCTTGCCATCACGGGGTTCGAGGCTTTTAAAACGGTCGTCAACAAGGTGACAGAACCCGTGCGGGACGCCATCGCCATGTCGGTGGAATACAACTCGACACTGGGCAAACTTAGAAACACCTTAAAGCTGACCGGAGAATTTTCTGAAGCCTCGGTCAAACGGTTTGAAGACTTCTCCCATCAAATGGAAATGACCACGACGATGACGCAGGAGCAAGCCTACACGATGCTTGCCCTAGCCAAGGCCACCGGTGTGGGTGATGACGCTGCGATGCAGATGGTTCAGACGGCTAAAAACCTGTCGGCCGTAACGGGTAACGACGTCAACGAATCATTTAGAGCTCTTCTGTCATCTCTCAAGGGAAGTTCTCGTGAGCTAATTATTTTAGACCCATCTCTTAAAAACTTGAGTGCTTCGGCGTTTATGTCTGGGGCTGCCATTGAGCAGCTGTCAAAAAAATATGACGGCTTTGCAGCCAGTGGAGCAAAGTCTTATCGCGGCGTCACGGAGCAGGCCAAAAACTTTAGAGAAGAAATACAAAGAAACATCGGCGACGTTTTGGCCGTAGCGTTTGACATGAAGGGCACAGCCGAGTTCAAGCGCGAGATGTATCTTAACGTCCTTCAAACCATCGAAGACATCAAACCAGCTCTCTTGGAATTTGCCGAAGGCATTCGGTCCATCAAACGGGTTTTGGTGGACGAGGTGGGTGGGGCCCTTAAAGCTTTTGGGTCGTCCGTGGCAGGCGTTTATAGGGCGTTAAGCGTCATTGATTTTAAAGTCGTTGCGGCCGCTGCCGGTGCCGCGGCTATCGGTGTTTTAACTTTGGTTTCGGTCTTTAAACCGGTCCTCATCGAAGCAGCTGTGGCCCCATTTATTAAGCTTGTAGCCACGCTAATTTCACTGTCATCAGCCGCACTGGCCGCTGCGGCCCCATTTGCATTGGTGGCTTTAAAAGTGGCTTTATTCTCTGCCGCCATTTTGGGCGTGGCCGCTGCAATTGATTTCCTTTATGAAAACGGTCTCAAGATATTTGTAGGATCCCTGGAATGGCTTGCTGCTAAGTTAACTTTGGTCATGGGCAAATTTCTTCAATTCATTGGAATGCTTCGCGAAGGCGGAAAACTTATCGGGAAGTCCGGGCAGCTTGAAGACAAATCATCTGAGAAATTTGGTGATATCAAGATGGGCGCCGGCATGGAAGCAACCATCAAAAAAATCAACGAAATGAAGGACGCCTACAAAGGCGTCGGCACTACCGCAGACCTAGCCGCAACACAAGCCAAGAGCCTTCAGGGTGGTTTTAAAGACCGCAAAGTTGTCGACCCAACCGCCCTGGAAGCCTACCGTACAGCCATGCAAGATATCGTCAAAGAGACCGAGCGCCTTGGCATTGAGGCCCAGAAAAGCGGAATGACGCAGCTTGAAATCATTGACCTCCAGCTTGCCGCTGCGGAGCGACAAATAGAGGCAGAAAAAGAAAAGATAATGCTGTCTAAGCAATATACGGACGAACAAAAAAGAAATCTCGTTGGTGCTTTAGACGACAAAAAAGCCGCCACAAGACAAAAAGCCGACTCTGACAGATCACAGGCGCCGGGACAGGAGTTTGAAGCGGCTGTGCTGGCCGGTAAGAGTTTAACAAAAGACATAACGAAAGCCTTTCAAACGGGAACGGCCGGAATGGTAACAGGCTTATTGTCAGCTGTTGATGCCTTTATTGGTATGGCTCAAGCCGTTGTGGATTTCATCCCGAGATTGTTAAATAACCTTGCAAATCTGTTTAACTCTCTTACGGATTTGCCAAATAAAATCGTCTCGGGTCTGCAAAACTTATTGAACTCAATTTTAAACTACATAGCAAATGCAATTCCAAACTTATTAAAAGCCATACCAGAAATCCTTCGCATGATTATTAAATTTGTGATTGAGGGTTTGCCGCAAGCGTTCAACGCATTGTTTGAAGCTATTCCACAGCTTATCATGGAATTGCTCGAGGCGATTCCAGAATTTGTCGCATCTTGGGTACAGCATTTAATTCAAACATTGCCTTTAATTGTGATCGCGTTTGTAGAAAAAATAATACCGCAAATCCCGCGTATCATTAGCGGTATATTTAAAATGATTGCGATTGAATTGCCGAAAGCAATTATAAGGGGAATCATCAAAGGAATAAGTGAACTAGGTAAAGCGATCTCCAACATGTTCAAGGGCGTCAAGATAATAGACACCCAAGAGATCAACACGGCCATCGACAGTATAAAAAAATTGACAGGATCCTCGTCAGATGTGTTCTCCGTAAAAGATCTAGGCGGGTCGTTGAACGACGAAGCAACGAAAAAATCTAACGAGATTGCTGACTCCATTAAAGACGGCATGGGATGGGCGATTGAAAAACTTGTTATGGCTTGGCGCTGGATTTACGACAGAATAATCATGCCAATCGTCAACGCGTTTAAAGCGGTTTTTGGATGGTTAGCTGAAGGCTTAGACAAAGTCTTTAACGGCGCTAAAAAAATATTTGAGGAAATAGCAAAACTTTTACAACCTATTTTCGATGTTTTTGCCAAAGCATTTAAAGGCGCTGTTGAGATGCTTAAACCAATCGGAGATTTGTTTGAAAAAGCCGCGAAAAGCTTGACTGACCTAATCAAACCGATCACGGACCTTATCGACAAAATAACAAACTTCAAAGTTCCAGGAGGAGGAAGTGGAGGTGGTGACGGATTGATTTCCGAGGCCGCAGAAAATATCGGCAACGTTTTGACGGGGAAGAAAAAATTTTGGTCGTCTGGTGGTCCAGTCTACGCATCACAGGGTATGTTGATGCAGCCGCGTGGAACCGACACCATTCCAGCCATGCTGGCCCCGGGTGAGTTCGTCATTAGCGCTGGAGCGGCTAAATCTTTAGGTATGGACACGCTGAGGAAACTTAACTCAGGATCAGCGCCAAACGGATCGTCTGTGATCAATAACGAGTTTAAAATCAACATTGAAGCGCGTGGTGGCATCGACGAGTCGTTTGTAAGGAACCGTCTTATGTCGGTCATTAAAGAGGAGCTCCGAAGGGCCTCGCTCGACGGTGAGCGACTCTTGTCGTCTGGGGGTGTTCGTTGAGTCTTATTTTAGATAATGGCTATTTAAAAGACGTTTATCTTAACCGCGAAAGCTACCTGGGAGCCGATGCAGCTTACGCAAAAAATATGCAAATCCTGAGGGTTATTAACGACGTTGAAGTCGGCCAGCCATTTCAGGTGCTTCGAAGCATCGCCGATGGTGTTGTCAGGTCTTTGCAGGTACTCCGAAAGATTGATTCGTCCAGGTCTTTTGTGTGGCAAGTCCGTAGGTTTATAAACGACTACGCAAAGTCAAAACTAATGCAGGTGTCTTTCTCCCCAATCAAGCCAAGGTCTTTAAAGCTCTCAGTTAAACGTGGTCGTATTCTCCACACCATCAACGCTAATCAATTCTATTTGGCCGGTAAATACATGGGTGAGGGATACCTCTCAAACGGCTTAATGGCTTGGGTTCCATTCCAGGTGAAATCAATTTTAACTAAAGGTAAAGCTTATAATTTTGAAATTGAGCGCGTTATCACAGATATTAAAAACACGAAAAAGATGCAGGTAAAGCGGCGCATTGATGTAATGCACGAGATCGGTTTTCAGGTTAACCGGATTCAGTTTAAAGCCATTCTTTATCAGGTTAATAGGATCATCTACAACACGAAGAGGCTTCGTGTGTTGCTTGATTTTTCATCCCGTGGAACAACCGGTAGCAACTGGACGGCGACCAGCACAGCGACCGGAGACTTTTCAGCTAATAATTTAAATACGGACATCGTCGAGCAGTGTTGGCGCTCAAATCCAGGTGGATCAAAGATCGTAGCGCTGTCCTGTGACACCCAGGTGTCCCAAGGTGTGTTTGTCGACACCATTGCCATTCTTGGTCACAACCTTACCAGGTCGGCCACGGTTGAAGTCCAAGCCTCTAATTCTCCGACGTTTGCCGTTTACCAAAGCTTTTTCTTAGAAGTCAACCGGACCGCCAACGTTTACTGGGTGGCTCCAAGTGCTCCGACCGTGTCTTATCGCTATTGGAGGTTTTCCATTAATGATCAGACAAACACCAATAACTTTCTTCAAATTGGATCTATTGTTTTTGGCAGCTCAATCTTGATGGTGGCCAACGACATCACAGAATCCGTGCGGCGCTCTACCAAGCACTTTTCTGATAAAGTTCAAACGGAAGGATTTACCAACGTCGCCAACGACCGGGCCATCAAGTACGGACTTGGGGTCGAGTTTAGATCGATTGCTTATGACGGGACGGATTACACCAACCTACGGCGCATTTTTGACACGGCTAGAACGTCGTTAAAATGCCTTTGGATCCCGACCCCAGAGTACCCTGAACGCTTTGCCGTTTTTGGGAAGCTGTCAGTCATTCCTGAGGAACAACACAACGCCCTCGGTCCAAAGGCCGACTACATTTCCTTCAATGTCGACGTGGACGAGTCGCTATGAGTGGACGGGACCGAAAAAAATACCTCACGGCAACGGAGTTGAATCAAGATCTTTTGGATTGGTGCCACGACAACCTCGAGACCAGAATCGAAATGATCTGTGACATCGAGGCCCCGGATGGCGAGACCATTCGAGTGTCTGATCGCAACAAATATGTGGGTGATAAATTTTACGAGGCGAGGGTAAGATTTCCAACCATTAAGCGCACGCTGGGTGAATGGCTCGACAATAAGCTTGAGTTCTCGACTTTAAACATTGAAGTCTCCAACGTCGACGGTGTGTTTAATCGCTACCTGCCCGGTGGTGAGGATTACAACGGATTTATTAACCGGACCATCACCGTCAAGATTGGCTTGTCGGAGCAAACGTCAACCTATACGACGATCTTTTCTGGAAAGATCACGGACGTTGGTGGGGTTAAGCGGTCGACCAATGCCATCACGTTCGTGGCTCGAGACAATTTTTATGTCCTAGATAAAAAGTTCCCAAACGTTGCGTTTACAAGGACTGAGTTTCCGAACCTTGAAGACCGACTTGTCGGTAAGATGATCCCCATCATCTATGGGGACTACACGACCGCTTTGGATCCAGACCCGGCCGTCATCCCGGCTTATCCCGTCAATGGATCCGACCGGTTGGTAAACGGTGGGCAAGAGTACATTGGCTCGGCCACGACCACCACCCCGGTCACCGATGAGCAGCGCGTCCATGTTCAGTGTGTCATTAGCAATAATGAGTTGGCCTATCTCGACACAGGAAACGTTTGGCTTAATAGGGGTGACACATGGAGCAAGGTGCCATCGTCTGAGGTCGTCGATGTAGGGTCAGGAAATAAGACGTTTAAAGTAAAACAAAACGGTCCCGCTTGGGTTGTTAAAGATGACGGAACAACGGAGAAGTTTTTGTTTTCGACCAGTGACACATTTTATGTGCGGTGCCGCGGTAAAAATCTTGGCGTTTATTCCGACAACATAGTCTCACAGGCAAAAGACATTCTTGTCTCATTTGGCGGGCTGAACGCAGCAAACGACTTTGACGCGACGTGGGACAGGTTTCGAGACAAGTCCTCACCGGCTAAGAGCGCCGTGAAGAACATAAAATCAAGAGCGTGGATAGAAAAGCAGCAAAGCGTCATCGAATACGCTTTGTCACTTCTCGAGCAGGTTCGTCTTGAGGCGTTTGTCAATCGCGCGCAAAAGTTCAGCATTTTTGCTATGCACTTTGAGGAATGGCCGACGTCTATTTATCCTAAGATATCTAATTGGGACGTGGTTCAAGGCACGTTTAAGCCGTCCATTTCGGACATAAATAACTTCAACCGCGCGCAGGGATTTTACGACTACCGTCCCAATCGAAATGAGCTTGGTTTTACGACTCCGGTCCATAAAAACCAGTCGAGCATCGACCAGCTTGGCGGCAAAGCCATTTCCAAAGAGGTGGACTTTCCCAACCTTTATGTCCAAGCAGACGTCAAAGCCCAGCTCATCGAGATCTTGAGGATGTCGTCGTCTCTCCATGAAGACGTAGAGGTTACGCTCACTTGGCGGTCAATGTTGCGGGAGCTTGGAGACTTTGCGAAAATGACGGTCAATATCGGCAGCACGGTCATGATCGACGTGCCCGTAATGATTCGCCAGATTAGCTACAATCCGGCCGGCATTACGATCCCGATGAAAGGTTGGCTCTTGGCATTACTGCCATATCCTGGTTACAATCCAGGGTATGCAGGCACCGTCGGTGGATACCAAGCGACGATACTTGAAGAATAAACGGGCGACAGGATGTTGCTTAAAAAACTCTAGGAAGGAGATCAGTCGATGGCCGTCAATTTAACCGTATCCAACACCACAGTCACAGGACCAGAGGCGTCGGACGCACTAGCTGGTGGGTCTACCGGCATCGATTTCGGTCAGGTTGCCAACGGCTCCTATACGCCGATCATCTCTCAAACGGCTAACACCGGCGCGATGGATATTTTCATCAGCCATGACGCTGCTATTGACCCGATAACTGGCGTTAAGTTTTACGCTGCCCAGTATACCGGTGCCTACGGCGGAGCCAATTCCGCGGGTTCTGACCTGACAAAGCTGCTTGATTACGGCGCAGCCGACACCGGGGCGACTAAAAACAACAGCGACGGCAACAGCCAGGGTCTTCACATCGATATGGACTGGCAGGTTTCTACAGCAAACCAGTTTGACTACACACGAGAAACAACCGGCCAGAAGAGAATCTTTGGAAAACTTTATTCTGGTGGATCTGACGGCTCAGACAGCGCCAAGGCGTTCGCGCTACATCAAGATGCTTTGAGCTACTATGACGGGACTGCCGAAATCGACGCGTCAGCGCCAGCGGCTGGAAAAATTGGCAAGGCTGCCGACGCCGTTTTGGGTAACCGTGGGCACATCAAAGCTCGCTTTTATCTCAACAGCGCCGCAACCGACGGCGGTTTTTTGCAGGCCGCGATGATCATTTCATACAGCTATACGGCCTGAAATATCAGTCGCTTATTGATTAATAGCAGTATGCTTTGTGTAAGGTTTTTATATGACAGACGGACATTATTTATTGCGTTGGCGTTTTGAATACGCCGACGGCAAGGCCACCAAAT